CACTGAAACCGACGCAGCCTTCGCGCCGGCCTCTGCAGGCGGCGCGGCTGTCGGCCTGGCGGTTGAGACTGATGCTGCGCTGGCTTTGGCTGGCCGGCAGGCCAAGGCAGTGGGGGTTGCCACCGAAGCCGACACGGCCCTGGCGCTGGGCTCCGGCGCCAACGCGCAAGTGGGCCTGTCGGTGGAGGCGGACACCTCGCTGTCCTTGGTTGGCCTGCAGCGCAAGGGCCTGGGACTTGCCGCCGAAACCTCCACCGCGCTGGCGCTGGAGCCGCTGGGCCTTGGCGCCCCTGGTGTGGCCGAGGAGGTGGACGAGGCGCTGGCGCTGTCGAGTCGCTTGGTCAAGGCGGTGGGGCTCGCCACCGAATCCGAGCAGGCGCTGGCGCTGGGCGCCATCACGATCCGGGTGGCCGGGCTCGCCCTCGAGTCGGGCATTGCCATCGCACGCGGCGCTGTCGGGGTTCGCCCTGTCGGCCGCGCCAGCGAGGTGGACACCGCGTTTGCCCTGGCCCCGGTGGGCGCTGGCGCGACGCCTGAGGAGCTGTGGGCGCACGTCCTTTCCAACGGCATGACGGCCGGCGACACCCTGGCCGAGACGCACGCCATGCTCATGGACCTGGCGCGCATCCACGGCCTGGTGCTGGGCGAGGATCTGACCGTGACCCCGACCCTGCGCACGGCCGGCGCCGTGATCCAGGCGCTGGCCACCGCCGCCAACACCGTGACCGTGACGAGGCAGTAATGGCAACGCCCACCGAGTTCTGGAACCATGTGCCCACCGGTTTGGGCATGCCTGCAGGCGACGCCCTGGTGGAGTTGCATGAGCGGGTGGCAGAGCTGCACCTGATCCATGGCCTGACCACCGGCCAGCCGCTGACCGTGACCCCAACGAGTCGGCAGGCCGGCCCAGTGCTGCAGGCCATCGCCACAGCCGGCGAGACGGTGACGGTGAGCCGTGCTTGATCCGCTTCGCATAGCGCTGCAGGGCCTGGGCTTTCCGCTCACGCCCATCGCCATCGCTGTTCAAGGCCTGATTGAGCAGATCCAAGAAGAGGCACGCGACGACGACACGATTGGTGGCGGCCGCGGGCGACCCGGGCGCCTGGCGTGGCTGTTCGGCGCACCGGCTGTGCGCACCCGGCAGCAGCCCGGCAAGGTGGGCGCCGATGTCACCGAGGCCGAGGTTCGTGCGCAGTGGGAGCTGCTGGAGGCGCGGCAGGCCGCCCAGGCCAAGCCGCCCGCGGCCAAGGCCGAAGTGCCGCAACCCCTTGCGCAACCCCTTGCGCCGCCCATCACCGCGCAGCGCGCCGAACCCGATCTAGTGGCCGCGTTGGAGGCCGACGACGACGAAGCCCTGGCGCTGATCCTGGCGCAGCTGTGATCGTTCCGGGCATGGCACTGTGGTGACTTCAGCCCTTGGGTTTCCCATCCTTCTACCTGCGGAGTCGCGCATGAGTGCAGACCAAACCAGCAACCCCAGCCAAGACTTGGCCGATGGCCTTGCCACCTTGACCGATGAAGAGCGCGCTGCGCTGACCGAGGACGTTGACGACCTCAAGCGCGATGACAGCGCCATCGAAGATGACGACGATGACGACGGCAAGGCGGACGACGCGCCCGCCGACGAAGCCGAGCCGGACGATCTGCCGGCGGACAAGCCCGCAAAGCCCGCGGTGCAGGACGAAGCCGCTGACGAAGCGGCCGAGCCCAGCGCTGATCCCGCTGCGGCCCAGGCCGACGACACCCCCGACCCCGACGCACGCAAGGTGCGCGTGCCCGCCTTTGAGGCGCAGCTGCCGGCCGACTTTGAGGAGCGCAAGACGGCGCGCCAGACCCGCGAGGAAGAGGCCGAGCAGAAGTACGAGGACGGCGAGATTGATCGTGCCACGCTGCGCGCCACGCTGCGCGAGGTGGCGGCCGAGCGCGAAACCCTGGTGCGCATCCAGACCAAGGTGGAGCTCGCCCAGGAGATGGCCGAGCAGGAGGCAAGCCGCGAGTTGCGCAGCGCCGTGAACAAGGTGATGGAGCAGGGCAAGGCCGACGGCATCGACTACAACAAGGACGAGCACTGGGGCGAGCTCAAGGCCTTCGTCACTGTGGTGGAGGCGCGCAACCCCACCAAGTCGGTGGATTGGGTGATGAGGGAAGCGCACCGCCGCGTGCTGCTGGCCAACGACATCGAGCCGGCCGCCGGCAGCAAGACCAACGCGCCGGCACCCAAGCCTGCAGCCAAGGCTGACCCCAAGGCCGAGGCGATTGCCCGCCGCAAGCCTGACGCCAGCAAGGCCCAGCCCACGCTGGCCCAGGTGCCAGGCGGCGACGGCCCGGGCGATGTGGGTAGCGAGTTTGCTGACATCGACGCGCTGGACGGCGACAAGTACGAGGCGGCCCTTGAGCGACTGCGCAAGTCGAACCCCGCGGCCTACGAAAAGTACATGGCCGAAGCCTGATGGACACCGCGCGCTCTCAAATGATCGTTGACCTGCAGCCCGGCGAGGGCGTGCGGGTTGGCGATGTGGTGGTGGAGCTGGTGCACAAGAGCGGGCGCGCGGCGCGCCTGCGCTTGTCAGCCCCGCGAGAAACGCGGATTGACCGACGGCCGCTGCAAGCCGAAGCCGAACCCGTTCCGGGCATGGCTCAATATCAACCAGGCTGAAAACGACAGCCGTTCCGAGCGCAGGAGTGCTCTTTCAACTCACATTGAAGGAGTCTCCACATGGCACGCACCATCATTGGCGTGAATGACCCGAAAGCGGTCAAGAAGTACAGCGGCAACCTCGCCCTGGACGTTTCGCAAAAGAGCTACTGGAACCAACGGTTCATGGCCAAGGGTGACACCGCCGAGGTGCCCATCCAGATCCTGACCGACTTGGAATCGGACGCGGGTGAGCAGATCACCTATGACTTGCTGGCCGAACTGCGCATGGCGCCGGTCGAAGGCGAGGACAACCTTGAGGGCAACGAAGAGGGCCAGAAGTTCTACACCGACGCGGTGTATATCGACCAGGCCCGCTGCGGTGTGAACACCGGCGGCAAGATGACCCGCAAGCGCACGCTGCACAACCTGCGCCAGCGAGCTCGCCAGCAGCAATCCAACTGGTGGGCTCGCGTGATTGACGAGCAGCTGTTCATGTACGTGAGCGGCGCCCGCGGTATCAACCCGAACTTCTTGTTCCCGATCGGCTACACCGGCCGGGCCAACAACCCGTTCGCCGCCCCCGACGCCCAGCACGTCCTGTACGGCGCTGAGTTGAATGCTTCCGGTGCTGAAGTCAACGGCGCCACGGCCTTCAACAACATCGACGCGGCCGACCGCTTCAGCCTCAAGATCATCGACCGCGCCAAGACCCGCGCCGATGTCCAAGGCGGTGGCGCAACCAACGTGCCGGTGCTGCAGCCCTGCAAGATCGACGGCAACGAAACCTTCGTGTGCGTGATGCACCCGTGGCAAGAGGACGACCTGCGCGCCCAAACCGCCACCGGCCAGTGGATGGACATTCAGAAGGCCGCCGCCGGTGCCGAAGGCCGCAACAACCCGCTGTTCAAGGGCGGCTTGGGGATGTACCGCAACGTCATCCTGCACTCGCACCGCAACGTGATCCGCTTCAACAACGCCGGCGCTGGCGGCAACGTGGAAGCGGCCCGCGCCCTGTTCCTGGGTTCGCAGGCTGCCGTGTGCGCCTACGGCTCGCCGGGCACCAACCTGCGCTTCGACTGGCACGAAGAAACCCGCGACAACGGCGACAAGGTGGTGATCTCCAGCAGCTCGATCTTCGGCTGCAAAAAGACCCGTTTCACCATGGACGGCGTGGGCGACCAAGACTTCGGCGTGTTCGCTCTGGACACCGCTGCAGCTTCGCGCTGATCTGCAACCGACACAGGACTAGGAGAGCAACATGCCTTTTGCTGCAACCAACGACCAGATCACTGGCCGCCGCCCCATCCGAGTGCCTGCGGGCGCAGAGGTGGTTTCCGAGCGCTTCACCGTCAACGTGACGACTGGCGA